CTAGATTATTTTAATGGCGCTATTGGCGCCTAACTTGGCCTTGCTTTCGAGATATTCATAAGGGTCAAAGGCATCCAGATTATCAACCCCGCAAATGCATGGGACCGGGCCATAAGTTAAATACTCTTGCATCAAAGCTTGTCCAGCGAGAGATGAATATCGCGGTTTGCATAAGGCCTGATCAATTACTCTCCTGCATGCATCCACAGCATCCTTCAGATCCTCATAATCCCCAATTTGAATCCAAGCACTCTGATCCATGGGGCGTTTATGGTCAAAGACCTCAACGCTAAGTGGTTTGGATAAATTCACTGCATGCATAGTCATCTCCTGATTTTTCCGTAGGATAGATAGCATAAGCTCAGGAGATGTCCATGTTTCAATTGGTGGATTGACCACTCCTTTCTCTAATAAAAGCCTGAACCTGTTCAATCGTCCAAAACGAAGATCTTCCAATCTTGATTGGTTTGGGAAACTCACCTTTCTGAACCATTAGCCAAAACTTAGATTTAGAAACTGGCATCACTTTCAATATTTGAGGAATTCTCATCAAAGTAATAGGTGGGATTTGGGGGCTGGATTGACTTATCACCATCTCCTTAGCGGGCGCGTTTTACATTTTTACGATAAACCTGCAACGCCATCTTTGCAGAACTCATTTTTGTGTATCCATAAGATCGATACAAACTATACAAACGAAATGCCACCATGTAATTTAATCTCCAATTATGTTTTGTTATGAATCAATCTGTGTGCTGCTGAAGTGCAATGTAGTCAATGAAATTTTGGTGGTCAATCAAATGTCAATACCCACTTTGCAAGCACAAATTATTTTTTGACTACAAAAAAATATTTATTCATAGAAGTGACACAAGCCATATAAATAAATAGCTACAGCCTTGTCAGAAGATTCTGATAGCGCGAAGAGGGTGGTGGACACACGTAGATCAATAAACACTCCAGATTAAGAAAATCATTCTCATGAATATCTCAAACATGGATTACAGCGAATTGATGAATAAATAAATTAAAGAAAAATCCAGAAAAACAGGTTTGACGATACGCTTTCCGATTGTTAGATTCATCTATTGCAAAACATATTGCGCGCAAGAAAAAAGAACTACACGGAGACAAATTGAGATGAATTACTACGAGCATCACATTGGAGATTACGCAGAAGCGACTGCGCATCTTACATTCATAGAGGATGCAACCTACAGCCGCCTCATCCGAAAGTACTACGCCACAGAAAAACCGCTACCCATCGAAATCAAGTTGGTGCAAAGATTAATCAATGCAAGATCAAAAGAAGAAAAAAATGCAGTGGTCTCAATCCTCAATGAATTTTTTACCCTGACTGATGATGGCTGGAGACAAGAGCGCTGTGACCATGAAATAGCCCGCTTCAAAGACAAGCAACTTAAAGCCAGGCGTAGCGCAGAAGGTAGGTGGCAATCATTTCCATCGGACGAATCTCAACCCGAAATCACCCCCAATAAAGGATGCGAACGCAATGCGACCGCAATGCGAACGCATTGCTCACCAGACACCAAACACCAGTCACCAGTAACCAATCTCCATACACCAGGCAAACAAAACAATGGGGGTGAGAAAGAAAAATTTCCCCAAGAGCCAACAAAACCATCCGAGGAAGAAAAAGTTTTTCAGGGACGCATTGAAAAATATAAAAGCTTTGCAGCCATGATCAGCAAGGAGGGCAGAGCTATACCCGTAGACGACTACCGTATACGAGACATCGTCAATCTCGGGGTAACGGAAGCCGAAGTGGCAGAGGCGATTGCCACAGCAAAGGAAACGCGCATGAAAGTCTCAAACCCAACCCCTATCAATGCAGGCTATGTCCTCGCAATACTCAAAGGGGTGCGCAAGAAGGCAGATGCTGCTAGCGCAGACGAAGATACCTGGTGGAAAACCAACGAAGGCGTAGATGCCAAAGCCAGGGAGCTAGCAATGAATGCCCAGGGCTCTGAAAGCTATGACTCGTTCAAAACCCGAATCTTTGCTGAACTACACAAGCGAAAAGAGCGCGCAGAAGCCACGGAGAAACTCAATGCAAACTAATCAAGCCATAGCTGGAATCATTGATCGCCTAGACATGGAAGACTTCCCCATAGGATCAAAGGTGAAGACCCCAAGTGGGCGTGTAGGCACCGTAGTAAAACATCGTGGCGCCCAAAGCCGTCATGACTTATTCCAAAGAATCATCATCGAGTTTGATGAACCTCTTGGAGACTCGGTAGCGCTGCAACCTCATCTTTTACGGTTGATCTAGACCTCATGATTGAAAACAATCAAAAGAAATCAAAGAAACCGGCGCCAAGCAAAACCAAGGGTGGGGCAAGGCCTGGATCAGGTCGCAAGGAGGGTAGTTTGACTAAGCGCACCCGTGAGATTGCTGAGGTAGCTGCTGCCCAGGGCATCACCCCCTTGGAAGTCATGATGAGCACGATGATGGCGCTTTACAAGGAGGCGGGTAATTGCAGTCGTGATCACCATGACTATGGTGATAAGGCTAACGAGCATGATGATGGTCATACCGCCATGATCACGGAGAATCGAATCAAGTTACTGAACATGGCCGCGACTATTGCCAGGCATGCTGCGCCGTATGTACATCCACGCCTCTCAGCAATAGAGCATACCGGTAAAGACGGCGCACCTCTACAAAGTGGGGTCTTGGTAGTCCCTAGTGCCATGAGCATGGATGAGTGGGAGCGAGTCGCCCAAGCAAAACACTAGTGAATTAAACAAAACCAATGAAAACCATCTGGGCACCATTGCCCGGTAGTCAGACTTTGTTTCTGACTTGCCCAGTGTATGAGGTATTGCTAGAGGGCACCCGAGGAGGGGGCAAGACCGATACCTTGCTCATGAGCTATGCCCAACATGTAGGTAGAGGCTTTGGGGATCACTGGCGCGGCACACTCTTTCGCCTGACTTATCCCCAATTGGCTGACGTAGTAGCCAAGAGTAAACGCTGGTTCTATCAAATATTCCCAGGTGCCAAGTTCAATGAATCAGACCATGTCTGGAAGTGGCCAACTGGAGAGATGCTGTACTTTCGTTATGGAGCCAACGAAGACGATTACTGGAATTACCATGGCCATGAATACCCTTGGCTAGGGTTTGAAGAATTAACCAACTGGCGCAATCTTTCTTTCTATGAGGCAATGCATTCCACATGCCGGTCATCTCATCCCGGAATGCCAAGAATGGTACGGGCAACTTGTAATCCATTTGGAGTTGGCCACGCATCAGTAAAGGAAAGATTTCAGATTGGAGCTATTCCTGCAGGACAGATCATTAGGCAGGAGGGCGCGTTACCCAGGGTGCGAATTCATTCAACGATTTATGAGAACACCCATCTCCTCAGAAATGATCCCAGCTACCTCATGAGCCTAGAGTCGCTAAGCGATCCAAACAGGCGCAGGGCCTGGCTAGAGGGTGATTGGGATATCCACGTGGGAAGTTTCTTGGAAGGCGTGTGGCAGCCTTCTAAACACGTTGTAGAACCCTTTGCAATTCCACCAACCTGGAAGGTATGGCGATCTATGGATTGGGGTTATGCCAGACCATATGCCGTCTATTGGTTTGCGCTATCCAATGATGGGATCTATTACCTGTGGAGAGAGCTCTATGGGTACGGAGATAAGGAAAATACTGGCACCAGGGAAGACGCAACGGTAGTAGCCGAGAAGATCAAGAAGATTGAAATTCATGACCAACGACTTGGTTATGAATACCGCATGAACTTAGCTGACCCATCCATCTTTTCAAAGATCGGAGCAGAGCGATCAATTGGACAGATATTCAGGGATAAAGGGGTGAAATGGACCGAGGCCTATAACGCATCAAGAAGCCGAGTAAATGGGGCTCAGGAAATCATCCGGCTACTAGCTGAGGACAGACTCAAGATCTTCTCAACCTGTAAGCATTGGCTTAGAACCATCCCTCAGTTGCCACCAGATTCATTAAATCCGGAGGACGTAGATACCGATGCAGAAGATCATGCTTGGGATGCGACGAGGTATGGGGTTATGAGAGCCAGGCAAATACCTGAAAGTGATTCGCTCTATGGATTGAGGGGTTAACGCTAATTCAGTGCGGATATCAAAAATTTAGTGTTAATTTAAGTAGCGGCGCAATGAATAAAAGGCAGCATGATTAAGTGAATTAAGAGTATTAAAAAAAAGATTTGCTAAGTCAGTAAGCTCTGCTGACGTTATTTCTCGCTCACTTCCTGTGGGTCTGCCGGGCCTCAGAATATCGGCTTCGCCTTGCAACGATCCATATATTCTGCCGTGAATTATTAGATTCCTCTCCTCAAATAAGTCTTCCAGATGGTCTAAAAGCTGTGGAAATGTCACTAATTCCTGGGTAAGGTGACAATGACTCAGTCGGCCTTGGATATATTTTATTTTTTGACTTGTTGGAAATCTATGAAGATTCTTGGGTTGATTTGAGTCATATGGAAGTAGAGTATTAATGCACTCGTCAATCGCCTCTTCAACATAAGCAGCATATAAGGCGAGGTAGCCTAGTGCTTTAACTATGTCGCCAGTATCTTTTAAGATCATATTAACCCCAGTAAATTGTATCTATCTTAAAGGTTGGATATGCTATTAGTCATATGATTTGATTTGCGATGAAGGAGTGAGGATGATTAAAGAGGCGTTGGAAATTATTGAAATTATCCCGGGTACATTCTGGGGGGTTATTGTTGGCTCTCTTTTTTCGCTAGGAGGTGTTTGGCTAACCAATAAAGCTAGCGATCAACGGCTTAAAACTCAGTTTGATCATGAGAGGGCATTAAAAACGCAGGAGAGGGAAATGTCCTTGCGAAAAGACGTCTATTTGCAAGCAGCCGAGGCTGTTTCCGCCGGTGTTCAAGCATTATCAAATTTCCCCAACCTTGAAATTTCTAATGACGAAGTTGCAAAAGTCTATGTTGAAAAATCACCCTCGATTTCTAGAGCCTATGTAATAGGTAGCATGAAAACAATTAAAGCCTTAACCGATTTTGGGGGTGAGCTAGCAGCTTTAATGCTTGTCTTATACGTCGAAAGGGCTGAAATATTGACTTTGAAAAATAAAGTAACTCTTCTTGATTTTCAAATGAGTGGATTCGGTAAAGATAGAGATCGATACTTGGAATTAATGCGAGATGCAAATATTAATGGCCAGCGAGATCCGCAATACTGGAAGGTGCTTAATGAGGGATTTGAATTTGAGCAAGGAAGGATTCACTCGCACAGCCAAGATCGAGATGCTATTTCTAAGCAATTGGCTTTGCAGCAATTTAAATTTATGAAGCGTTGCGTCACTGAGAGCCACAGAATGAGTCGGTGTCTCGCACCTCTATTAATTGCAGTCAGAGAAGAGCTTCAGTTGCCGCTTGATATTGATGGCTATAGAGAAATTCTGGATAGCAGTATTGCAAAGCAGCAGGTTGCCATCGATGATTTTGTAAATATATTTGCTAAAAAAATTAACTCAGAAAAGCTATGATAGATAAATCTAATGTCGAGCTGATAGGGCAAATAAAGCCTGAGAAGTTAACTTCGCTTGCTGAAGATCTAAAAAGGGAGCAGGGTGAGATTCTTGCCGATCAGGAGCATTGGAAAGTCCATGGCACAAATAGGCGCAAAGCTTCTAGCAAGCGTGAAATCATGGAGGAGCTAAGCCGTGAAAGATTTCCCTGGGAAGAGTAAACCCACGCTAGAGTCCTTACTAGTCGATCAGCAGGTGATTACAGGCAAGAAGCTTATTGAGCGTAATAGATTGGAAAAGCATGAGGCCGAGAAACAAAGGGCGTTGCTACAAGAGGCCATGGAGTTTGAAGAGAGAAACCGAAGAATTAAGAGTTAGTCATTTCTGAAAAATTGATCAATCTATTTCTCATGGATGAGATGAGGTTCTATTTACGAATAATCCCACCGAAAGGGAGGTGCGGATGATTATTGCGGTTGGATGATCCAGTTGCCTTGCAAAGGCATTGAGTATTTAAATGTCTATTTCTTATTAAATAAGGGGATCGCAATTTGGGTCGTACAGTAATTAAATTACATCGGAAATATCCCAAATAAATTCAAGAAAATAAAGTAAGGGCGCTATAAATAAGATGTGCCTCAAGACTCAAAAGCCCTTCAACAAAAATGGATCGCCCGCATCACTCATGCGCGCGCTCACTGGACAACCTTCCATAAACGCGTAAGACACAATCGCAATACTGTAGCTGGCTTTAACTGGAATGCCGATCCCACTGGCAAAGACTTCTATAGCCTAAGAGCCAATCTCATACACGGCACTATTTCAGCAGTTCTGCCTAACGTCTACGCTCGCAACCCTGAAATATCAACAACACCCACCCACTCGGGCGCGGACATCAAGCTCTTCTGTAAAACACTAGAAAAGGTCACCAATAGAGCGCTGGAACATGCCCAACTCAAGAATCGAGCAAAGTCCACTGTAAGAGCAGCGCTGACGTGTAGCTTCGGCATTCTGAAAGTGATGTATCAGCGAGACCCAAGCAAGGATTCATACATCCAAGGCCGCATTAATGATGCCCAAGAAAACCTCTTGGCCATTCATGAACTAGAGAAGGACCTTCATGACAATGATCAAGTCCATCATCATGATGCCAAGAGAGCAGAGTTAGAAGAGCTCATCAAGTCACTCCAAGAGCAATCAGAGGTTAAATCTGCTGAAGGTTTAGTAATCGACAGAGTCCTTACGGAAAATCTCCTCATCGACCCCTCAATCTGCGAGTTCTGGGATTACACCGATGCAGATTGGATCTGCCAAATCATCCCAATGAAGCGTGGCCAAGCGGAGGCGCTCTACAAAAAGAACTTAGCCAATGCCAAGATCTACCAACCAGGCCAAGGTGAACCATCTCACAAGAAAGCCAAGCGCTTAGCCTCAATGCAGATGGATGCGGGATCGATCCCATTGACTGATGATCAGCAAATAGCGGTCCTAGAGATCTGGGATAGAGCTACCCAGCGTGTTTACACCATGGTGGAGGGCGCAACTGAATGGCTGCGTGAGCCTTATTCCCCACCAAGGGCCGGAGAGCGCTGGTACCCATTCTTCTTATTGCCATACCAAGTAGTCGATGGTCAGTTCGTTGGTCCAAGCCTGGTTGATCTGACTGAGCGATTGCAGGATGAACATAACGAAGCCAGGGATCGGTTTAATCAACATCGAGATCTCTGCATTCCGGGGTGGGTAGCATCAGCCGATATCAATGAAAAGACCATTAAGAAGCACTCAGATTCAAGATTCGGCGAGATCACGATTGTCGATACTGAAGGCAAGCCCCTAAATCAAGTAATCATTCCTAGGGGTCACCCCAAGATCGACCCAATTGTGTATGACACCAGTGCAGTGCGTTATGACTGGGAGCAAGTTACCGGACTGCAAGACGCTGCGCGCTCAACAGTAGTCAGACCTAAGACAGCAACCGAAGCCAACATTTTACAAAGAGCCTTATCCGGGCGCGTATTTGAATTCAAAGACCAGATAGAGGATTGGTTGCAAGAGATCGCGCAATACAGCGCCCAGGTACTTTTGCAAGAGCTCACCAAAGAGCAGGTAGAGCGCTACATGGGGCCGCCAAGTACTAAGACCACCATGATCAATGGCGAACTAGTCATGACTATGGAGAAAACCTATGACTGGCCAGAACTCACCAAAGACCGAATCTTTGACATGGTAGATCTACGAATACGTGCAGGTACTACCGGCGCACCAGATGACATAGAAGACAAAGAGAGCTGGCTCAAGGTTCTTCCCATGATTACGAATCTATCAATTCAGATGCAAAACCTACAAGCCAGAGGAATGGATTACGAACATATCCGTAATCTCCTACAAAAGACTCTCTTGCGATATGACGATCGTATCGATTCAAATCTATTTATACCGAATGTAGAAAAGCAAGCGGAGGGATGGTCACGCGATGACGACCCAAATTTAGGAATGAATTGGTTTTCTGAGCGAAAGCAAAAATCAGGCACTGAAATGAATTACAGCAGCAACTTATGAAAAGAGGAGGCAGGCAATGACGCAAGTAGCAAATGAGGTGGAGGGATTTAAATCAGAGGTGCTCACTAAGGGTGGTTCAATTCAAAGGGTGCAGGATAGAGAGGCCAAGAAAGAGCGCGAGCGGCTTGAAAAAGAAGCCTATGAGAAGCACGCCGCCGAGAGTGCCGCAAGGCGCAATAAGGCAAGGGAAGAGCGCGCGCTTGAATTGATAGCGCAAGCAAAGGCTAGACAGGCAGAAGCTCAATTAGATAAGGAGCGTAGCGCTCAGATTAGCGCTCAAATACAACAAACACAAAAGGCCGAGCGTAAGAGCCAGAGTCAGAGCCAAGCAGCCAACTTACTAGATGATCTAAGTAAGACCCCCAATGCATCTCTTGCCAAGCTATCTGAAGATATTGATGAGGGCGAAGTATTGGAGGAGTCGGAAGCTCTAGAGCCCGAATCTATATTTGCGCCAGTAAAGGGCGAGGTGCATGTGCCGTCCTTTATGCCCACTTCAGCAGATAAGGCGCCACCACAAGCCCATGACCTAGGTGAAATATTGCCCGCACCAGTCGCTATTACCGTCGATACACTTCCGAAAGCCGAAATTCAAGCTAAGACAGCTGAAGATGTAATTAAGCGGGCTTTGAACCCTGGATCCACGGATTCGAGTCTCGATGCCGAGCTTAGTGCTAATGCAGAATCCTCTAGCGGTATCAAATCAAAGCGAGGGTGTGAGCGTATTCAGAAAATGATTAACGAAAAACGCGACCTAGAAAAGCAGGTTGTTGATTTGCAATCTATGGTGGCCACACTTCAGGATGCAGTTCGCAAATACGAAATAGAGGGCAAGCTTGTAGGCAATGTGATGACTCTCGCCAATAGCCAGAAAAAGCCTTCCGAATTGGTCACAGAAGCAAAGCTGCAAATGCTCAAGTTCTTAAATACCCGCTCAGATGAAATCGATCACACCGATAAGGCGATCTGCTTTAACAAATACATGTCAGACCCGTTCTATATGCAAGTCTTCGTGCAGAGCAATCAGCCAGAGCAGTGGCAAACCATGATTGAGTCAATCTATGAGGCGATTGGAAGGCCGGAACAAAGCTTTGCAGGCATCAAGCCTATTGCAACCCATAGCCCTCAACCTATTCGGGCGCGAACCTCAACCCTAGGCGCGCCATTGGCTAGCGCAGGCAATCCCATGGATCGAATTGCCCAGCATCTAGGTAATATGGGGATCTAAAGTTAACAACTTCGGGGTATTAGTTACCCTGAAGTTGTGCTGATGCCGATTGAATAGTTTTTAGAATTTCATCAAACGTAGGGGTTTGACCAAAAATCATTGCGGACATTTGCTCGTAATCTCTGCGGAGCGCAGGAATCATGTCATCGCTAGGGTGGATTAAAAAACCACCTTCTGCAGCAACACTTTGTTTGGAGTCTTTATCAAAAAAGAAGATGGATGCATGAAGGGCGCATTCCCTACCAAGATTCATATCCTTGATGGCATTTTGACCAACTGCATTATTCAAAAGCATGTGTAGATCATAGTAATGGCGAGAAATGCGATTACCATCGTTCTTTAGGCCTCCCCGCGCTTCAAACCAAGCGCGCAAACCATGAGCGATGACCGCCTTATCCCAGAAGGTTCTTTCTGGCGCTATGCAATTCACATTCGGCACACTCAAGTCACCGCCGATAAATTCTTGAGCAACGTAGGGATTGATTGTGATGAGTCTACTGGGATCTAGCGCTGATTTGGCGCCAGCTTCAATCTTGACCTTGGATTCAATATAGGCATCCTTACCCGAGGCCTCTAGCGATGGATATTCAACTAGTAAAGTCTGTTGATCCTTATCGGTGGCATCAATGACAACCTTAAGAGCGGGCATCGAGATACCAGCATTGTTTAATTCATTCTGCATTTGTAAGGTAAGGCGATCTTTTAGATCGCCAAGGATATAGGTAGAGCAAGCAGCTTTAATGGCATCTAAGTACTCATTACGTTTATTTCTGCCCCAGCTTTGTATTGTTGCAATATCGGTTGAATGACCGATATCTTCCCGATACACCGTGATATCAATATCTTCAGAAAAGCGTGAGATCAAGTCATAAGCTTTTGAAAGGGAAGTGCCGCCCTTGAACAGTAATCTAGGCTCACCATCAGATTTGCCGTTAAACAATAGATCCAAGACAAAGCAAACCCAAAAGTCTTTCTCGACATTGCGTAATGGTGTGCCTAGGCGAACTGCAGTCTCTAAAAAGAGATTGCGTCGATCGCTTTCGCTAGCCTGAAGTACTTTAAGGAAATTGCTATTCATTTACCCTCAGTTTAATGAGAGAGTGCAATTTGGGGAAAATCACTAGAAAGACCCTTGAGTAATGGGTGCATCCATGCTGGTAAGTGCGATAGATCCTTCTTGAGGTCTCGCGCAATACTTGCCCCAGCCTTTGGGTCATTAATGATTCTAGATAAGGCGGCTTTAATATCAGCTTGAGCGGAAGGATCTTTTTGCTTGATCCCATCTTTGAGCCAGTGAAGTGCCTGAACGACACGCATAGCAGGGCGATCTGCCCAAATTAATTTACTGGGCGATGCCACCTTGAACTGAATAGTGAGATTTCCAATTTGAACGGGCTTGATGCGTGCGTCGGTATGCACGATAACCTTGCCTGGAACGGCATTAGTTAACCCTAAGTCATTAGCGGCAGTCATGCCATCAATGAGCATGCGCGCGCTATCGCGCCTAGCAATAGCCCAGATCACATTCTGGTAGTTGGGCTGAGATGTTTTGCCGGTTAATGGATTAACCCGTGGACGATCGTATAGGCCGTGATCGATGCGACGCAAGTCACCTTTATTGGTGAGGCGCTGCAGCGTTTTATCTACCGCGCTACGGTTGCCTAGGTCGAGAAAATCCTTTGCCGTCCAAACCTTATCGGCTTGGCTACGGCTAATACGCCGAGCAATCAGCGCATTGAGAGGGATTTTGGCGTTAACTAGTACTTTCATAGTCTTTAAATTATATACAAATATCGGACAAATGCAACATAAATTAACTGTTAAAAAACCATATAAAACAACGGGTTAAAAGAGTATTAAAAATACCCAAGGTGCCAATAAAATCAAGGTCACCCCATAGGGGTGGCGCAGCTTACCTTGATGTGCGAGGACAAAAAGACACTTTTTCTATGGTTAAGGTGACAAAAGGGAGCCTTGACCATAGAAGCAGAAGTGGGTGCATTACCAATAAAAACCCCAGAAATATTCAAACCCCACACAAACCGCCACAATAATCAATTCATGTAGTGAGAGCTAAATACTCTAACTATTGCTTCAGACCATCGCGTAAAAGCTAGAGTCGCGCCTAGTAGCGTAGCAATGGATGGGTTCACGCTCCATCACCAGGTATTGAAGCCACCAATTTCTTAAATAACTATTGATGGGGTGGCCTATGCCAATTTCAAATACAGACTTGCAAGAGTTAGCTAAGGTTTCCTTAGATGAGTACTTACGCAACCTACCAGTCGACCAAATCGCGGTAGAGCGACCTTTCCTTAAAAAACTCATGGAAGGCCGTAAAAGCCTATTAGGCGCAAAGCAGAACGTTGTCGAAAACATCCGCAAAGAACACGGTAGTAACTTTAGCTGGGCTTTTGGCGAAGAGACGGTCAAGTTCAATAAACGTAATACGACTGAGCAAGCCTCGTTCCCATGGCGCAGAGCAGTTGACGGTCTCTATATCGACTATGACCGGCTTTTTAGCAATGGCATCAAGGTGCGGGAGGGTGGGGCGCGTGGTTTCCAGTTGGAATACAACGAGCGCGTACAACTGATCAACCTCCTAGATGAGCAGTTAGAAGTTCTGAGAGAGGGATTCCTCAATAAGCTGGACCTAGAGCTACATCGCGACGGCTCACACGGTGCAGATGCAGTAGTTGGCTTAGATAGTCTGGTCAGCCTAGCGCCGGATGCCGGCACGGTAGGCGGTATCGATCGAGCCAAAGCGAGCTACTGGCGTAACTATGCAGTCAAAGACATCGCCTCAACATCACCAGGTAACTTAGTAGGTGAGATGGAGACCGCATGGCGTCAATGCATTAAGCATGGTGGTAGCCCGGATTTCATCATCGCTGGGGGTAAGTTCATTGATACCTATCGCAAGCAAGTCACAGTGACGCATATAGCCGGATCTGGTGAGACCAAGTACATCGATGCCGGCGTAGGCGCAGGCGTAAACACTGGTCTTGCTTTCAAAGGGGTGGAAATCATCTGGGATCCGCAATTTGATGAGCTTGATGCCATGGCCAATCGCACGGTGGAATGGAGTAAGCGCTGCTATTTCCTCAACACTCGCTTTATGAAGCTGCGTGATGATGACCTCGACATCGTTGCCCCAATCCGTCCGCACGATACCTTGGCTATGTACGCCATGGTGAACCTACGGTGCGCTTTATCCATCTCACGTGCTAATGCCCATGCGGTATTGGCGATTCAATAAGGGGGTATGAATGAATAACAGCGTGAATAACACAATGAATACAAAAGAGCTCATTCATAGTGACTTCCAAATTAAAGAGGTGGAAGCGGTAGTGCGCAGAGATGCATTTACGACTATCCATGTGCACGTACCACCGTATGAGACCAATATCCTTCGTAACCTGTTTGGGCGCGAAAATGTCACGGTGTTCGAGCGCCCATCAAAGACCACCATTACTCCAGAGCAAGAGTACGACCGTCTATGCGCCAAGTATGGTCATGAGGTCGTAGCCAAAGTCTTTGGTGAGGATGATGGAGATCGCCTAATGGAGATCGTAGAAGGCTTGATGAAAGAAGGTCAGCTCCCAGCACAAGAGAAGGCATTAGAAGGAGCTCTTGAGCAAGGGTCACCAGAAACCAAGGGAGCCAAGAAACGCTAGCAGAAGGGAAGACCACCGCTAGCAGCAGGTGTTTGGGTGCGGCTGCGGGTGTTGAAGTAGCCATGGTGTGTGGGCGCGCGTAACTGCGCCCCACTGCCAACACCAATTAACAGCCTTGGCGGTAGTGGGGCGGTGGACTTCTATATTCAAAGCATCAAGAAAAGAACTTATTACATGCTTCCAATCATCACCTCTCTAGTGCAAACCTTGGCCGTTAATGGCCTTGGTCTACTGGCGGGCGCGGTCCAAGCCAAAGGTAAGGAGTTCATTGAGAGCAAGATTGGCGCGCGCATTCCCGAGAATCCAAGTCACGAGGATCTAATCAAGCTCAAGCAACTAGAGATTGAGCAAGAGCAACTCTTGTTGCAATACACCCTCAAACAGAAAGAGCTCGAAATAGAAGAATCAAAACTTCTAGCGGAGATGCATCGAGCCTCACAAGACAATGCCACCAATCGCTGGCAATCGGATATGGGTAGCGATTCAAAGCTATCAAAGAATATTCGCCCTGGCACGCTGGTCTACATTCTCACGGCCTATCTGTTATTTGCATTGCTCTCAGCCATGGGTATAGATATCAATGAAGCTTATGTAAAGCTCCTAGGAGAATGGGGTCAACTGGTGATGCTTGCTTACTTCGGCGGCAGATCGGTAGAAAAGATCTTTGAAATGCGCATGCATGGCTTAAACAAAAAAGAAGAGCA